GTGTGAAGTGTGCTGATCAGGATGAGAATGTAGATTTGCGAGTCGTCTATCTGTTGGGTGCCCCTATCGCAGGGTGCCCTCACATACTGCATTTTATCCCTACAGCACGGGAGGTGCAGAGTTTGATTGGGACGGAGATGGGGTGCGATATTCTCAAACCGAACGTGTCGGAGCGTGTGGATATTCCAGTTATAGTGACAACTAGAGAGATGGCTCGCTTGGAGAATAACGAGTTTCTCATCGCAAAGATTGGAGAGACCGACACTCAGGGGGGTGATTGCGGACGCCCGTACGTTTGTCGTGAAGCACGAATTAAGAGCCCGCTAATTGCTATTCATGGAGCTAGATTTTTTCGATCGAGGACGTGTGGTGCCACCCAGTTGGTGCGAGAAGAGATTGAGCTTGCGCTCACTACATTGAAGAAGCTTATCCAGTTCCCAGTGTGTCATGTGAATGACGAGGTTGGTGATCTCGAGTGTAATGGTGAGGTCCCTAAGGGGTGGATTCCGGGTGTGGAAGTGCTCGGTGAGACCAAATGGGGTGGCATTGATGTTCTTGTTCATGTGCCGACCAAAACAGACAAGAGGCGCTGGCTGAGTCACCCAGAGTGGAGTGATTCTTGGAGACCATCCGCTAAGGGCACTGTAGGGGAAGTGAGAACCCTAGAAACAAATGTCTCACAAAAGTACACACCGAAGCCAACAGGGTGTATTACTAATCAGACGTTTTTGAAGTGCGTCAAGTTTTATACCCAGTGCGTTCCCAAGTTTAGTGAGGAGTGGACAGAGTGTGATGCAATTAATGGACGTGGAAGTATGATGCCCCTACAGATGAATACCTCGTGCGGGTATTGGTCTAAGTACTATGCCAGTGGGAAAAGGGAGTTCTTCAATCAAACCATTACTTCCGCTGGCAGTGTGTATTCATGGTCGTCAAAGGCAATCTCATGGGAAATTCCCGAGCTGGGGTGTACGTTTGTGGAGCATTTACGTGAATGTGAGAGGAAGTTGGCAGCAGGAGTTAAACCTCTTTTCATGTGGGTCTCGACTAATAAGGACGAGTTGAGGCCGATTGAAAAGGTTGAAGCTGGAAAGACGAGGGTGTTCGAGCAACCCCCATTGGAGTTGAGTATCTTGTTGAGAAAGTATTTCGGTCCGTTTCTCAACTTTATTAAGGACAACCCAGGGTTTTTGACCCACTCGGCTATCGGTATTGATAAGGAGGTAGCCTGGGGCGCAATGTGGGAGGCATTGCGCTCTATGTCCGATGTTGGTTTTGACATCGATTACTCCAACTATGATGGAAGTGTTCCGTGCATTTCCTATGATTTCTTTCGGGCTGTCACTGACGTGTGTATGCCCGAGAGCACTAAAATGCAGAGGCATGTCCTTTTGGATGCTATGCAATATTCCACGCTCGTGTGTCGGAGAACTGTTTTCAGAACGACGCAGGAC